AGACAAGCACCCCAGAGCCGGGGCCAGCGTCAGAAACACCGACTACGCTTGACGGAGTTCTGGAAAGCGTAATTAGCGGAGAGTTCACGGGCGGCGAACCGGAACCCACTCTTAGAGAGCCACGAGCACTCGCCGGAGAATCAAGCGCGGAAGATGTCGAAGTCCAGCCGGACCCATCGGACGAATCCGCCGAGGGCCAAGATGACGCAGACGTAGAGGCCACTCCCGACGATGGGGAGCCAGTGCCGGATGTACTTTCTGCGCCAAAGACATGGCCCGCTGAACACCGTGAGGCGTTTGAGCATCTTCCTGAAGACCAGCAGAACTTTATGCTGCATCGGGAGCAAGAACGTGATGCGGCGTTCACTCGCAAGACGACTGAACTCGCAGAGCAGCGACGTGGAGTGGAAAGTTTGCAAGGAGTTCTGGCACCGTACCGGCAGCAGATGCAGGCCAACGGCATTAGCGAGGCTGAGTATGTCTCGCGGCTGATGTCCTACGATAATGCGCTACGGCAGAACCCGCAGATTGCGCTTCAACATCTCGCCCAGCACTACGGAGTTAAATTGTCGTCTGGTGATTCGGGTGTGGATTGGGACGAGGAAACAACTTTCGATCCACAGATTCAGCAACTGCAACAGGAACTCGCCAAGACGCAGGCGCATGTTCAATCGATGCACCAGTCGCAGATCAACGCTCAGCAACAGCAACTTGTGGATCAGGTTGAGTCTTTCGCTTCTGTTAAGGATGTGAAGGGAAAGCTCAAGCACCCGCATTTTGAAAAAGTGCGCGAACGGATGGGGCGGTTGGTAAATGCTGGAGAGACCACGGATTTGAATGTCGCGTATGACATGGCGCTTCGATTAGACGATGATCTTTACAAAGAGATTATCGCCAGTGAGCGTAAGGATGTGGCGGAAAAGGAAAATGGCAGACGCAAGGCGGCTGTCGAAAAAGCCAAGAAGTCACAGCCAATACACGGCAGCGGATCGCCTCCGGGCGGCACCGTAAAGCAATCCAGTCTCGACAATATTTTACGCGATTCGATTGGAACAACTGTATCTGGGTAAGTCTTGTTGCCCCTTGATGGGAGCAATCTGACATGGCTACATCTCCAAATAGTACATACACGGAGATCGTGACCACGACGCTTGCCGGTTATTCCAAGACGATGGCGGACAACGTGACCAACAACAATGCGTTGCTGCGTCACATCGACCAGAAGGGGAACAAGAGCCCCGCAACTGGTCGCACCATCGTTCAGGAGCTTGAGTACGCTACGAACTCGACCACCAAATGGTATTCGGGTTACGAGGTGCTTGATACTTCAACCAGCAATGTCTTCACCGCTGCCGAGTTTAACTACAAGCAGTTGGCGGGGAACGTGGTTATCTCCGGTCTTGAGCAGGTCGAGAATTCCGGCCCAGAGCAGATTTTCAATCTGTTGAAAAGCCGCATTCGGAACCTTGAGAAATCGCTCAAGAACACGATGGCGACCGCATTGTATGCGGACGGCACCGGGACTGATTCCAAGGAACTAGGTGGTCTGCAACTGATTGTCCCCGGCACCGTAGGTAATACGGTTGGGGGAATCAATTCTGGCACCTACACGTTCTGGGCAAATCAGGTGTACGACTTCTCGACCGAGACCGTTACCCCTTCTGCTACCACGATCCAGACGGCCATGAATACTCTTTGGCTTGCCTGTATCCGTGGCGCGGATCGGCCAGACGTGATCGTCGGGGATACGGTTTATTTCGGGTACTACTGGGCGTCGTTGCAGACGAACCAGCGGTTTACCTCTGATGAATCGGCATCAGCGGGTTTTATGAACCTGATGTTCATGGACGCGCCGGTCTACTATGACGATCAATGTCCTGCTTCCAAGATGTATTTCCTGAATACGGACTATCTGTTCCTAAGATATGCCGAAGGTCGGGAATTCGTGCCTCTTGGTGAGAAGGCTTCCGTAAACCAGGATGCGCTTGTCATGCCTGTTGCTTGGGCCGGGAATATGGCCGTTAGCAACCGCGCGCGGCAGGGCGTCATTCAAGCCTAGAGGAGGAGCTAATGCCTTATACAACGCAAAGTGCCGTTGGCATTGACTTCGACGGTGGGACGGAATCAACCCCGTCTCAGGCCCTTGGGACTCGAATGGTGGCGACTGATGCTTCTGAATGGGTCTACGTCACGGCGGGCAGCGCTGTTGCCCAATATGACGTTGTTGCCATCACGGAGGCATATTCCGCCGTTCCGATAACCAAGGCCCTTGTCGACTCTGGTGAACTTGTCGCGTCGGCCCCAGAAGCGATTTCGAGTGGGGAATACGGATGGGTTCAGATGGGAGGCGTATGCACGATTAACGTGCTGGCGTCTGCTGCTGCCGATGTGATCTTGTATTCTAGCGCCACTGCTGGAAGCCTGGATGACACCGCAACCTCTCAGACGAGAGTTGATGGAATCAAACTGACAACGGCACGGGGCGGAACAGCGGGAAGCGCCGCTGCTCTTGCTTCGTATCCGAAATCGTTTGTGATCTAAGAAGGGAGTGGGGGGCCTTATGGTCCCCCACAACTGCTTATGAGCAACATTCGCGTTGAGATATTCGCGGGAGAAAACGGCGGTCCCGATCTGGTGGAAATACGCCGAGTCGGAGACATGAACACAGTGCTCTATAAAGTTTCCGAGAAAGTGGATTATCTGAGGGAAAACTTTCCTGCTGAATATTCGGCCTATAAAAAAGGCGGAAGTGGGAAGGTGCGCCCGAGAGGGACGCCCTTAACCGAGTTGAAAGGTGTCGGGGAGCGCAAGCAAACAGTCTTGATTCATCAGGACGTGAATACGGTCGAGGAGTTGGCCGATCTTTCGGACGCCTCTGTAGGCGCGTTGGGCGCGGGGACCGTTGATCTTCGCAAAAAAGCCCGAGACTATATTGCGGCCCGTGAAGGCATGAGGCCGATACAGGCGGTTGGATGACACTACTCACAATCTGCCAGGACGCTGCGAAAATAATCGGCATTACTGCGCCTGATTCGGTTACGTCTTCGACGGACACATCGACCATCCAGTTGGAGGCGGTGGCCAATCAAGAGGGTCGCGCTCAAGTTCAGAAATATCGGTGGGAAGTCCTGATTCAAGAGGGAAGCCACACCACGATTGCCGCCGAAAGCCAGGGAGCGATGACGACTATCGCTACGGATTTCGGGCGCTTTTCCAACAATACGATGTGGAACCGGACTACGAATCGGCGCTATTACGGGCCAATTACGGATTCAGAATGGCAGCGCATACTCGCGGTCGTGAGCGGAGGCATCACAAATTATTTCCGCATTCGAGGCGGAAATCTACTGATGCACCCGACTCCCACGGCTGGAGAGTCGGTCAAATTCGAGTATGTATCCAAGAATTGGGTCGATACATCGGGTGGAACGACGGCCAATGCCGATAAATTTAGCGGCGATTCTCAGACTACGGTGCTGGAAGAAGAGTTGGTGATTTTAGGAGTGGTCTGGCGCTTTTTGAAGCTCAAAGGATTGCCATACGACCAACAGTTTATGGAATATCAGAATCGAGTAGCGGAATACTCTGGTCACGATGGAGCCAGTCCTATCGTTCGGATGGGAGGCCCAAGCCGGGCTATTTTGGCGCTCAACGAGCCAGAAGGAAATTATGGCGGCGTTTAGCGGAAGGGAAAGACAATGCCGAATTTTGGTGGAATAGCTTACAAGGGAAACCCCAAGGCTCGGACGGCTGGGGCGTCCCCTTATAACAGCACGACGGTTCAGAAGCCGCCTGTCCATACGGGCGGTTCGTTCAATCCTGCGGAGCCGACAGACAATTTTACCGCAGCCTCGACCAAGAATGGAAATATCGAGGGGAACCCGAAACCCACGGTAGCCGGCGGGCGCGCTTCGCCCTACTAGGTCTTTCTGATGGCACGTGATCTGTACGGAGAAATGTTGGGGCGCGCGCTAAGTCGCCAAGCCCCTTCTGGGCATATGGCAGCCTACATCACGCCAAACGAGGCGTTTGAGTTGCGTTCGGGGGGCGGCGGAGTTCCCCCTGGAGGCGGTCAGTACATGGCCAATGGGATACCTTCGTTCCAGTCGGAATCGGATTTTGATTTAGGTGGGGCCGACATGGATTTGGGTGC